GTTGTAAATCAGAATTATTTGAATTGATACTAAAATTATAACAATATAATCCTGGAGGTGCGCTACCAGTTGTTCTTATATATTTTTCAATATAATCAAATACTCCTGCGGGCTGTATATTCTCTCTATAAGAACCATCCAGTAAAATACCCATAGCTACTAATATATTTTTGTCATTTTGAGGATTATATGGTTGATTAATAAGAAGACCTGTAAGTAATCCATCTGGATTTACACCTGGACCTATATTTACTGGAGTTAATATTCCATTTATTGTTCTATAGATTGTGTATATGCCTGTGGTGGGAGCTTGTACTACATTTAGCGGTAAATAATTATAAGGCCAATTAGTGTAATTAGACCATTCGTTACGCAAATTAGCATCACTTCGTTGGAAATAAAAAAGCCAATTTGAAATCATACCTAATGAATCTAATTGAACTTTATTTGGTCCCGTAACATTTGGAAATATTCTTTCATGGACTTGTTTAATTAAATATGTTTGCTCTTGTAATGCAAAAAGTCTTTCTTCTTCATTTGATAAAAAACAATATGTACAATTTAAATGAATATCCGCATTCCACAATGTTCGCTGGTCAGAATAAGAATTAATATCTATTACAACATTAGGTGGTGGCTGTAAGAAACGGTAAAATTGCATATACCATAAATTAAAATTTGGAGAAACATAAGGATAATTATTTGTCGCATCAAATACATCACGAATAGTAAATAACTGATTAATTGGTCTTAATGTTATATTAATATGTAATTCGTTGTATTGGAGTGATGTTAATGGAAATGCCATCTGTGATTTTAATCCAAACCAATTATTTAATGGTATATATAAAATTTGACCTCTAATAGATGGCTCTGGACCAGCTAAATCTTCTGTATAATAAGCATTTGGATATGAATTAATACGAGAATTCGCATTCGCAGGGTCAACCAATTCAGGAACTTGTCCAATCATTCTATAAAATAATTCTTTCTTTTGACCAGTAAAATCACGTTGAACTGATGCTAATAAATAATCACCTGAATATTCTTGTAATGTATAGTTTCCACAAGTAATACTGATTTTTGATATCATTTTAGCACCAATATTATCTATCCATTTAAATTCATATGGAGCCCATTGTTCTATATTTCCTAGACCTTGAGATGTCGTTTGTTCTGTAATTTGTTGTGGTGGCAAAATTCCTGACCATATATTTGGAAGACTAATAGATAAATAACAGTCCATTAAAAGATCAGCATATCGTTTCACTTTAAATGTAAATGTTGATTCTTCAGAGAGACGTAAAGTTTTTGAACCTTCATAATCGAGTCTGAATTTTTGAAGACCAAAATTGGTATATTGATGATATACCGATTTAAAAAAACTTTTACTTGGATTACCGTTTAATATAATATTTTGTTGTCCTGTTGAAACAAGATTCATAAGTCCGCCTGGCATTTTTATAATATAATAATATATATTTAATTACTTATTAATTGTAATATTTAATTACTCATTAATCGTAATATTTAATTACTTATTAATCGTAATATTTAATTACTCGTTAATCGTAAAATAATTTTACTATAAAGAATATTATTTTACACACTTGAAGATTTAAAATAGCACCTTTAAAAAAATTGAAATAGATTTCATAATTAATGTCTAATAATATTACATACAACAACAAAATGCAAAAAGCTATTATTTTATCTTCGTGTTTATTTGGCTCGGCTTATTTAATGTCTAAGTCATTAAAAATAATAAATAGGTCATTTTTAGTTAAAAAAATAATACCAAAAGAATTGATCATTGTTAATGGTTTATTATTTACAGTGTCAAGTTCTATATTTATATTTATAAACGGTTTTACAATATTAAGGTTGTTAAATATTCAAAATTTAACGATGTAAAACACCGATTTTAAGGCATATAAATTATAATCTTCATAAAGAATATTATTTTACACACTTGAAGATTTAAAATGGGACAAATCCCATTAAAAATCAACACTGTCTTAAAAGAAAAATAAGACAAAATTGTCCTTAGGTTTGGTCGGTGGAATTGTCAACATTTATTATTTGAAGATTTTTATTTACAATTACATTATATGTTCTATAAGCAGGTATACAATAAGGTATAGAATAAATAACTGGTAATGTAATTAGAAAACCAACAATAAAAGGCACTAAAATTGGTTTATCTATATGTATATCAACTGATGAAGTTATAAATAAGGGTGACATAAGCAATCCTTTATACAATATCATTTCATATTTCAATAATATATGTTCAATAGTAAATTTGCTAATTCCACCAACAATAATATCAGTATTTTTAGTTGCTTGAATAAATGTATTCGGTGCTAAACTTTTACAAATTTTATTTATTATATAGATTGAAGCCATAACTAATTATATATTTATATAGTTTTATAAAATCATTTTTTATATTCAGGAAATAAAATTGAATTATTCACGTATGAAATATATTTTAATTCATATGTGAAATAAATACAAGAAGTCAAACAATAGAAAAACTGAATATTAAACTTGATGAAATGAATTATATTTTGACGAATTAGATTTTTGTGTATTTCTTCTAGTTTTCCTACGCATTTAACATAAATTATATATTTTATTTAATTTGTTCTTAATATTTATACTTTTTTAAAAGTATATATAATATGGACGCTTCAAAACCTACAGAAAGTCTTATTAAATCAGTATCTCAATTAAAAGAATCAACCGCCGTATTATTAATTACGGTTATTACACTAATGATTATTTTAATAGCATTAATCTATTATTTCTATTATAGTCGTAAAAAGAGCAACAATTGTAAAACAATGGATTCCATTTATGGTGACTCAAATGGAAAAATCCAATCTATAGACGATTCAGAACAATTTAATTATACTTTTAAAGATTATTATATTAAGAGTGCTTATAATTGTTGCAGCGGTGGAAATTATAAAAATGATTATGTTGATTTATGTGTTCTAAAAGACTTATTAAAACAATCTGTTAGAGGTCTTGATTTTGAAATTTTTTCAATTGATGATCAACCAGTAGTGGCAACTTCTACAAGTGATAGTTATTATGTTAAAGAAACATTTAATTATATTAATTTTGTAGATGTTATGAATGTTATTCGAGATTATGCTTTTTCAACGTCAACTGCGCATAATTCATCAGACCCAATTATTATCCATCTTCGTATTAAAAGTACAAATCAAAACATGTATCAAAATTTTGCGAAACTTTTAGAAAACTACGATAGTATTTTATTAAGCAAAGATTATGATTCTGAATATTACGGTAAGAACTTTGGTAATGTTGAGTTAAGAAAGTTAATGGGCAAAGTTGTTATTATTGTTGACAGAAGTAATAATTCATTTTTAGAATGTCAAGAGTTTTACAAATTTATTAACATGACAAGTAATTCCGTTTTTATGAGAGCACTACACTATTATGATATTAAATATACACCAGATATGAATGAACTTATTGAATTTAATAAACAAAATATGACTATTGGTATGCCAGATAAAGGTTCCAATCCTGATAATCCAAGCTCAATTGTTATGCGAGAAATGGGTGTTCAACTTTTAGCAATGAGATATCAAAAAATAGATACTAACATCGAAGAAAATGATATATTATTTGATGAAAATGGATATGCGTTTGTATTAAAACCTGAGAAACTACGTTATATTCCTGTTACTATTCCATTACCTCCACCTCAAAATCCAGAATTAGCATATGCTCCCAGAAACGTACAATCTGATTTCTATAAATTTGATATATAATTATTCCGTCTATTACAAAGATATTATTACAAATCATTATTATTATTGTTATTTTTATATGGTTTTATTTTCATTTACATCTTTTCTCATTTACACCCTTGAAGATTTAAAATGGCACATTATATAAATAAAAAATAAAATGATATTTATATATCATTTTATTTCGGGTATGGTAAAAAGGTCTAGACTTTACATTTTCAGTAGTGATAACTGCTGTTTTTTTAACCTAATTGTTAACCAAACTTAAACTACACACCCTCAATATTACTAATATAATAATCTTTAAGTTATTTTTGTCCCATTTTAATTATTCAAGGGTGTAAAACACCTATTTATTATAAACAAAACATAATTTAAACATAACATAATAAGTATTAGTATTATAATGGAAACACGTGAAAATGAGGAGAAATATATTTCAATTTCAAAACAAAATATTGACAAATTTTTAACAACATATGAGTATCGAAAAGCATTTGGGTTATTAATTTTATTTTTAGAAAGACTTGATGATACAGAAAAAGTAGATGTTATTTATTATTATAGTAAAAATATGAAACAATTAGGTATTTTTAACAATACTTTCTGGGGTAGATAAATTGCATTTCAAATGAAAAAAGTGTAAAATTGACAATACATTTGTGTATAATATAATATAATAATTAAATTATTATATTATTTAATACTATTATCTTTGGATAAAATCTATTGATTTTATATTTTTTAAAGGTATATATATATATATGAAAGATGTATGTGATAAAAAAATGACATTTCAAGATTGCGAATTAGCTATTTTAAGAGTAGCAGTTGATAAAGCCGAAGAGAAACAAGGGAAACAAATTACTAATTCTTCAGAAGTTAAACGTATAATCAATATTGTTGAAATTTTTTTAAGAAAAAAAAATTTAGTGTGTTACGGTGGGACAGCAATTAATAATATTTTACCAAAACAAGACCAATTTTATAATAAAGATGTTGAAATTCCTGACTACGATTTTTATAGCTCAAATGCATTAAATGATGCCAAAGAATTGGTTGATAATTATGTAGCTAATGGGTTTCAAGAAGTTGAAGCTAAATCAGGACAGCATCATGGAACATATAAAGTATTTGTAAATTTTATTCCAGTGGCCGACATTAGTTACTTACCTAAGGAATTATTTAATGCCATTAAAAAAGAGGCTATCAAAGTGTCTGGAATAATGTATGCACCACCCAATCTTCTTCGTATGGCAATGTATTTAGAATTATCGCGTCCTGCTGGAGATGTTTCGAGATGGGAAAAAGTATTAAAAAGATTAACATTATTAAATAAACATTATCCTTTATCAGGAAAAGAATGCTCTAAAATTGAATTTCAACGTCAAATGTCTGATTCTGAATATTCCAATAATATTTATGAAAATGTCCAACGAACATTAATCGACCAAGGCGTTGTATTTTTTGGTGGATATGCTTTATCTATGTATTCACAATATATGCCTAAAAACCTAAGACATAAATTGGAAAATATGCCTGATTTCGATGTTCTTTCTGAAGAACCTATGCTTACAGCACAAATTGTTAAAGAAAGATTGTCTGACATCAATGTAAAAAACGTTAAAATTATTAAACGACCTGGTATTGGAGAAATTATTGCGCCAAATTATGAAATTAAAGTCGGTAAAGATACTATTGTATTTATTTATCAACCATTGGCATGTCATAGTTATAACGTCGTAAAAGATAACGGATACGAAGTTAAAGTTGCTACAATTGATACTATGCTTAGTTTTTGGTTAGCATTTTTATATGCAAATCGTCCATATTATGACAAAGATCGTATTTTATGTATGTCTAACTATTTATTTGATGTCCAAGAAAAAAATAGATTAGCTCAAAAAGGATTATTACGACGATTTAGTATTAATTGTATGGGTCACCAAGAAACAGTGGAAGAAATAAGAGCTAAAAAAGCAGAAAAATTTAATGAACTTAAAGATAAGAAAAATAGCTCCGAATATGAAGAATGGTTTTTACGATATAGACCAACTGATAAAAAAAGTAAATCTGCTGATGAATCCAATAATAAAATAACTAACAAAACTAAAAGTAATAAGAAAAAGAAAAGAAAAACTAGAAAACGTAAAGGAATTTTCTTTTAAGCTTTTATATTTTTTGTTATATTATATTATATTATATTAATGAATTTACCGATACCGTCGAGACCATCATTAAGAACATTATCTTTGTCAGCAACTGGACCAAGAACAATTCAGTCAATACTTTCAGCAACTTGTCATCCTGGCGCAGGATGTTACAAAAGAATTTATTTGTTCGAAAAAAATCATCCAGTAAAACGTAAATTATCTGGCATCTTCTTTGATGTAGCAAATTTTATAAAACAATTAACTATTCCAGATATACATAATTAATATTTAGCTAATTTAGCAGTATTATAATATTATAATATTATAATATGGCAACTGATTATACTAATTATACTTCAACTTATGTATCAACTACAAAAACAACAGTAAATGCTAGCACCAGTAGCACATTCGATAGCAGCACATCTCACACTGAAACAATAACAGCGGTAAATTCAAGTACCTTTTATGCCTCAGCAACTCCTGCTGTTTTAGGTTGTGCTTTAACACAAGGTATAGTGAGTATGAGTGATAGTAGTACCGACTATCAAATATGGTTGTATTTGTATACTAATTCATCTTCATCTTCATGTTCAAATAACAATCTAGTAGCTCTTTATGGGAATGTTGATACTACTTATGGCTTTGCGGTCTCGGTTAACTTATCAAATTTTGGTTATGATTGTGACAATCGTCAATTATTTTTTACAGGATTTATGGATGTATACGGAGTAAATACAACTACAAATTATACAGTGGATATTTCTACAACATTACCTGTTGTTAGTTCTACTAATCCTTGTGGCATAACATTAAATACTTATGATTTAACAGACACACCATATACTACAACTTATTCTTTTTATGCTGGAACATCAACCTCATTTTTTTTAACTATAACCATAAATAATCAATATGATGTTAATGATAAAACACTAACACCTACATCAATTAGTTTAACTTTTACCTCAGCACCATCAACAAATGATGATTATTTTAATGTATTCTCTGCAATTGGATATCTGTGTATGATGTTTTATGGTATAGGATATCAGGCATCTGTTGATGAGGACTCAACTAGTGAAACACAAACACAAACAATAACTAATCAAACACAAACAATAAATAATTCTATAAAGATAATTGAAATGCTATCTGCATTGTCTTGGTGGTATTTTGTTCCAGACTACTACAACAATAATGATTGGGCTTAATAAATCATAGTTTTAACCCAAGCCCCACTTTTAAATAATGTAAAAAACTTTTACGATCTTTTAATATACAAATATCAGTATCAGTTATTATATCAATCCAAGTTAAATTCTTAGTTTTTCTAAGTGTATCATGCATTTCTCCTCCATAAGAAATAAAACCAATTACTAATAAGAATATTATAAAATAGTAAATAATAGTTTCTATTTGATTTATTATTATAAAATCATTGTCATTTACTGGAAAGAGTCTTAACTTAAAAGGCCAGTCAAGTGTTATCCAAAACTTATTTGAATTGTATATATCTTGATCCAAAGGATCCGTAATTTCTTTTCCGCTCTCTAAATAAAAATCTTTATTTAATTCTAAAAAATAAAGTAAAAAAATTAATAATAAAACTAAAGCAGATATCCTCATATCAAGACGCATAACAATTAAAAATCCCATAAAATAAAAAACAGAATAAAATAATTTTTCTATTGGAGGAGTAAATTCTAATTTACCAGTATTAGATAAAAGTGTTACTAAGAAAAAAAATAATAAAAATGATATAAAAAGTTGTAGCCATTTATTTTGGTGTATATAGTTAATTTGTGAACAAGTAAAAATACTGAATCCAACATAATTTCCTACTAACAATAAATAAAAAATAGCAAATGATTTTATAAGATCTGCCTGATTTTGTGAAATTTCTTGTATTAAAGTATTTGACATATATTAAATATATATTTTTAAAATTTGCTAAAATTTTTTACTACTTTTGATAAAGAATAATAAATAAACCCAAATAACCCACATGTAAAAATTAATCCATTAAAATTATAGTTGCCATCAGTGCTACAAAAAAATGGTAAATATTTAAACACGTTTTTCTTAAAAAATGGCAATTGAAATAAAAAGTATAAAACTGCCAACAATAATGGAGCCTGTAATTCGTCATATAATGAATCTAACGAGTTTTGATTTTTTTCAGCTTTATAGTATTCGTCAATAGTATCAGAATCCATATTATCAATATAATCTCTATCCAATTGGGAAGGTTGGGGAATATAATTGGGTTGTATTTGGGCGTCATTTGTTAGTTGTTCTGTTTGTAATGGAATATCTCTACTTGGTAATTGGGTTGCTCCAGCTAAACTAGCCTGTTGTAAGCCATTTACAATTTGACTAATTGTACTTTGGTCAAGAGTAAATTGTGAATTTTGTATAGGAGCAGTATTTTGTCCAGATTCACTTATAACAAGATTGATATTTCCTCCAACTGAACCTCCAGATGTAGGATCTGTCGGTAAATCATTTATACTTGTTGTATTAATTTCAGACATATTATATTATCTAAAGATTCGTCTATTTTAATATTTACGCAATTTTAATATTTATATAATATTTATATAATTTTAACAGTGTTTTTCTTTTTATTACAATCAATCGCTTTTTTTTCAAAGTTATAACATTTATCATTAAATTTATATGTTTGTCCATCTATTTCTTCTATTGGAGGTGCTGAAATAACTTTACAATTTTTCCCTTTACATGCTACTCTAAAAAAAGTCGCTAAACCAATTCCTAATATTATTGACATTAATATTTTACCAGTTTGACTATGAACAAATTTATCTAGATACATTTATATTATGTTAGTATAAAATAATTATAATATAAATTATGTTTGAATTGGAATAGTTTTTATTGAAAATGGATTTATTGGACATTGTGTTTCAATTGGTTTAAATGTAAAACATTGATTTGCATTGTCTATATATTGCGTCTTCATGTAATTTTTAGGACTAGGATATATGTATATTTTTTTGGATTCTGGACCAATAACATAAATACAAAATAATCCGATAGCAAAACTTATTAAAAAAATTGGAAGCGATATATAATTACTTATCATATATATATTTTACATATATTTTATAAAATATATATTATTTATTATTTTTTATTTTATGGACTTTAAAAATTAGCAAATGTAAAATAATATATATATATATATATATATTATGTTAGAAAATAATAGCACTGAAAACAAATTAGAAATAAACACACAGTCAAATTTAGGTGAAAATATTAATGATAAAAAAAAGTATAATGTAACTATTAAAGATAATTTTAACACATACGAAATAACAGATGGTAATAACAATTTTAGCGGAAAACTTGTAAATTTATCTCGTAAAGATTTATCTGGTTTACATTTGAATAATTCATCATTGAAAAATGTATTGTTTAAAAACACAAATTTAAAAGATGTAAATTTCGAAAATTCAGATTTAACAAACGCAAATTTAACTGACGCAAATTTAACAAACGCAAATTTAACAAATGCAAATTTAACAAATGCAAATTTAACAAACGCAGATTTAACAAACGCAAATTTAACAAACGCAAATTTTACTGGTGCAGATTTAAAAAGTGCTGTATTTACACGAGCACAATACATTGACACTGCTAGTTTTATTGGTACAAAAAATATGAACAATGCAATTAACTTTAAAACAGAAGGCGAACACTATAAAGACTGGGAGAACGACTGGGGATATGGGGGAGCAAAAACGAATAAAAAAAGATTCCGTAATAAAAAAACAAATAAAAGGAGATTCCGTAATAAAAAAACGAATAAAAGGAGATTCCGTAATAAAAAACTAAAAAAAAGATATTCCATTGTAAATAAATAACAAAATGATTTACGTATATAATATATTTTTAAAAATATCCTTTTTCAAAATTAATATCTTTAGCTAATATTAAAGCCAATGTATCACTAAGAGATTCATAATTTTTAACTCCATTTTTAATGCTATACACTGTTAATAATATATCTTGTTGTTGTTTAGGCAAACTATTAAATAACTTAGTTACAATATCAGAACCGAAATCATATTTACCATCTTTATCTATAGTTGGTGGAAATTTTGTTTGTTTTGGCAAAAATAATTTACATGGATTACCTTTTGCTTTTAATTTAATACAATTATTTATAAAATCTTCTAACCACTCATGGTCTTGTAGTAATAATTCTTTTAATTTAGATGGTACTGAATTCCATACAAGATCATATTCTCTATTGTTCCATCTAACATTTCCAGCTTCATCAAAAATCGGAACAGTATTTGGAATTTCTTCAAATTTACCTTCAAGAACTTCTGTTTCTTCATCAGGTTTAATATCTTGTTTTTGTGGTTCCTCTTCTTCGTCTTCTAATATAATTTCAGCAACAGGTCTTATTTTTCTCGTTACATTTTTAGATTTTAATTCACTTTCATCTTTTCTTGTTTTCTTTTTTGCCTTTTTAACTCCTCTAACAAATTTAATTACTTTATCATCTTCTTTATAAAAAAATTCATTACTTTCCAATGAATTAGGTAGTTGAATTAGTTTATAACTATCATTAGACTCATCATATTCAACAATATTAACATCATATTTCAATAATTGTATTTCTTTCAATTTTGGTATCATTTCATTTATATAAAAGGTTACTGCTTGATTTAGAATTAATACATTGTTAGTTTCATCAAAATCTTTAACCATTTGTTTAAATGGAAGTATAAATCCTTTACCAAATTCATCAATAGTTTGTCTTAACAATGCGTTCTTTTCTGGGTTATCATTTCTAAGTATATCAGTTTCAATAATAAATCCAATATGTTCTGTTTCAAATTTAAGTTGTTCTGTCAACTTATTAAAAATATTCAGCACGTTTTTTTTAAAAAATAAAGCATTATTTTTTTCTTTTATAATTTCTAATTTTATTTTTTCAATTTCAATTAATCCCTCTTTAGTAATTTTATCAATTGATTCTCTATTGGCATATTTAATTTGAATGTCTAATGGACATGGATCTTGTACATCACCACAATTAGCCTTGAATATTTTATTGTTATCTTCAACGTCAATCTTGATATTAAATAGAGTACCTACATTTCTTTTACAATTAATACATTCGTGTTTTGGTAATTTAGAAAATTCAACTCTTTTTTCTCTTTTAGATTTATTACTTTTAATAATTGGTTTAACATATTTTTCATAATATCCTGATTCATATTTATCTTTTAATCTATAAAATTCATTAATTGATTCAATAGGTGTAAGTATAGTTTGTTCAGTCATTATAGAATATATCTATATATTTATTCTATTTTCTGTTTGCTTCGCTAAAATAAAATGTTACTCTAAATTTCTAAAAGTTTATTAATAAACTTATAACTATTTAACCAATTTCATTTTCCCAATGAGGTAATCCAGTAATTAATTCTTGTTGTGCTCTAATTTTAGCATCTTTAAAATTTCTTATTTTAGATAATATATATTGTTTTTTTAACATTTCTTTTTGTTCAATTTCTTCAGGTGTTAGTTTTCCTTTATATTTATAAAGCAGTAAAATTCCTAAAACAATGAAAAAAGCAAATAACAAACCAATATTAAACATCGTATTTTGGTATTCTTCTTTAAACTTGTGACATTGTTTTAGAGTTTCGTTAATAAAATATTTAACGCCTGGTTCTGTTAACATTGGTCTATTTATTATTGCATATGTATCCATTAATAAATACCTTTAAAAAACAAAAAAAAATTATACCAATTTACTATATGGATATCTCTTTTATTTCATTATTAAGTTTTATAGTAATTACAATAATATATTTTACTGTTCCAATTATTGGAAAACCAAAACTAACATTAGATATATTAAAAGATATATCATCTGATGATGTTAAAAACAACGAATTTTACTTTAAAAATATAAAAAGTTTAGCATTCTACTTGGGAGTTGTTGTTGTTATTCAGTTTTTGCTAAATACAGGTTACTTAATGTCTAAATGTAGTGGTTCATTGGATAAAAATATTATGGCAGCTGGAGTATTTACTTTTATTCCGTGGGTACTCATATTTGGAGTAATGTTAGCTGTTTTAATAATATTTCCTGGATTTAAAAGTGCTTTTTCTGATGTAATTGGATATTATGTGGTAGCAGGAGGTGCAAATGATATTTTTGGTTCAATATTAATGGGAACGGATTTAAATAAAATGATAGAACAAACAGGAGATACTGAAAAAAAGAAAGAACTAACACAAGCAGCTGAAGCAATTATTAAGATTTGTGGAAATAAATCAATATTAATTAATCAAATAAATCCTGATAATTTTTTAGATATTTGGAAAACATTGAAACCATTAATGACTCCTGGTTCATTTGAAAATCAAGACATAAAACAGCAGTTATTAGATTTAGTTGTATTAAAAGATAATATAGGTGAGGCATTTTGGTATGTATACACCGCAATATTAATTTCATCAATAGTATATTATAATTTAGCAACAAGAGGATGTGTTAAAAGTATTGACCAAATAAAATCAGATCATGATGCATATATACAACAACAAGAAGCAGCCGCTGAACAAGCAAAATTAAATAATTCGACAACTTATGTAAATTAAATTAAATCATTATATCTGTAAGATTTGTTATATTTATTTAAATTATGGATAATAATTTAATAAATATACTAACAAAAGATTATACTATTTCTTTAAATTCTTTAGCCAATAACTTAAGACAACATATATATGTTATTAATAGACTTAATTTATCAAACAATATAAGAATAAATTTAATTAAAAGTGTTACAACAAAATATAATAATAATGTTAAAAAAATACAAAATAAATATGATAATGAAAAAAACAAACTTATTCAACTTAATTATTTAATATCTTCTTCAACAAAAAATAAACAAGCTTTGTTGATTGGAATTAATTATATAGGTACGTCTAATCAACTATCCGGTTGTATAAATGATACAAATAATATAAAGGATTTTTTAAAATCCAAATGTAATTACAATTCATTTAATATTTTAACAGATAATACTAACAAAAAACCGACAAAACAAAATATTATTAATGAATTAACTAATTTATTAGTGAATGCTAATAGTGGTGATAATCTTTTTTTCTTATACAGCGGTCATGGAACATGGACGATAGATTTAAGTAAAGATGAAACAGATGGTCGTGATGAAATGATAGTTCCATTAGATGCGATTGATACTAACACATGTATATTAGATGACGAAATAAATAAAATAATAAATAAAAATCTAAAAAAAAACGTAAAATTATTTATGATATTTGACAGTTGTTTTAGTGGGACGGTAGTAGACCTAAAATATAATTATTTAACAGGTTTACAAAGTAATTCAAATAGTCCAATAATTAACCCAAAAGGTTTCGATACATCTGGTCAAGTGATAATGATAAGTGGTTGTAAAGATAATCAAACAAGTGCAGACGCATATGTTAATTATTTAGGTTCTAATATTAATGCGGGTGCTATGACTTATTCATTTTTAAAAACTTTTCAAGACTTGGGAGTAAATATTAGTTTAAAAACATTGTTAACAAATATGCGGTCAATTTTAAAAAAAGAGCGTTATTCTCAAATACCACAATTATCAAGTGGAACTAATATTAATATTAATAATTTGTTATTGCTATAAATAGGGTGTAAATTTAAATACACAATGTCACTAAATTATGTTCGAATGTGTCAAATAATATAATACCAAAATATATGTTAATATTCCTAAAACTATTGAAAATAACCACAATGGCAATATTGTCTTGTTTTTAAAACCTACACCAAATTCTCTTAACGAACCATCATTATTATATAAAAAATTGGGTTTTAGCATTTGAATAATACTAAATATTATTAAAAATATAACTATTGATACTAAAGTTGTATTATTTTTTGTGAATGTTCTTAACATATATATTATAATTACTTTTTTTTACAATATATACTATTATTGCTTTAACTTATACATTCATTTATTTATTAGTCATATTCTTCATAATTCTCTCCTTCTTCTCCCCAAGGATCACCATCATCATAATCATCTGTTGGATTCATATCCATTGCTATATCTAACTCTATATCTCTATCTGTTGCCATTTGTTCAATTGTATCATCTAAATCCATATCATCTCCCATTATATTATTCTTTTTAAATTTATTATGTATTTTTGCTACATTTTCCGCAATTTTTTTGTCATATTCAAAATGTTCTTGATCATATTCTTTTATACCTTTTGACATTCCTAAACTATATAATGAACCCAATTTATGATGCTTTAGTATAGTATCTACTGCTCTTGCTTCGTCTGACATTTCTTTTAATTTATCTGTAAAATCATACTTTTCTGCTTCTTTTAATTTAAATACTTTGTCTTCAACATCTTGATATGATACATTTATTGTTTTCTTTGATCTCATCATTATTTGTAAATATGATACTAACAATTTGGCAACTTCTTGATTTAATTTCATTACATCTCCTTCAATAAATTCTTGTTCCGACTCTGTAAATCTTAGCTGTTGTTCTATTAAAAAATCAGCAGAAAATAAATCTGATTCATCTTTTTCAGGAACAACTAACATTCTTGATACCATACTTGAATCTTTAGTTAAATACATATAATCTGTTAATACACTTAAAAAATAGTATTCATATAATAAAGTAGTAGTTCGTTTATCAAATACATTATATACTTCTTTATCATTTATTTTAATATTTGTTAGTATTGGCATATTTTGAGATAATAAATAAATTCCTCTACTCTTTGTCATTACTTCATTTAATACATTTTTTATTGTTGAATTTCCGTAAAATTTTTCTATAGGTTTATAAAAATTGGTAATCATATTTTCTACATCATTTTCATGTACAGGTGATAATTTCCAATGGTCAGTAGATTTAGACTCAACGTCAATTTTTTGTATTCTTTGATTAATAATCATTGAAGGAAATATTATTACAAATAATTCTATATAACTCTTCATAAAGTTTATATAATTATATAATCCATCGTCTGAAATTTTAATATCTACATTTCTTGGATTTTCATCAAATCGCCAAATACTTATATCTTTTAAAAAAGTTGTTATATTTTTTAACTCAACTGAATTTATTTTTGATTTTAATTTTATAAATTCTAATAATTCCTTTCTCATTTTTTCAATTGATATTTGAAGATAATTTTTTAATTCTCTCATATCACGTGTATCTTCTTCAATCGTTATATCATATGTTTCTGTTAATACTTCAAGTTTTTGTGTAAGAGCTTTTGGTACATTTTCTTCATTTTCTTCATCAAAATGAACTAACAGTCTCTTTAAATTATCGACACATGTCATATTTTTGCTACCTAGTGATATTTTTATCACATTATTTCGGCTTACAATTTGAAATAAACGCAAAAATTGTTCTTTTGTATAATTTCTACCGTCTCTTTTTAATTTTGCTATTTTTTCTTGTATAGTATCCATTTTCTTTAAATAATCTGGTTTATCAACACAAACTGTGGCTAATTCCTCAGATAATGGAATAGATGACTGAAATTTACATAAAATTATAAAAGCACGATATATAGTTTCTTCACTAAATTCATTTGATATAACAGGAAAAGTGCGTTTTGTATTTATTTCAGATAACATTATCGCGCTTTCAGTTAATATTTTTATATCATGTATTAAGGCAGTCAATGATACAACTGTATTATTGTATATTTCTATATTTTTGTCATCATTAATAAAATATTGAAACGATGTTACTGAAGATGAACTACTTTCATTACAGCATGCGTTATCCATAAATAATTGACCTGACGACTTTAATAGCAGATTTTT